ACTCCTCCGTTCTCCTGCTCGGCGCAGTAGATCATGAGGTTGAGCCATGTGGCACGCTGGACAGGATCGCAGCCGACATACTCCGGCGAACGAATCACTGATGTTTGTAGGTTCAGCCAGTTCATTGGGGGATCAGAATGGGATATCGTCTTCTTCGTCGTCGAATGAGTTGGTGACCGGTGCTTGGGGCGTCGGCTGCGGCTTGGGGTAGTCCCAGTCCATGATCTTGGCGTTGCCGAGGATCGGGCCTTTCTCCCCTGCTGCTTTGCGGTCGCGGGGTAGCTCTTGGGCGATGAATCCGTGGTATCCGTATTGGTCGGTTTCTCCCACGATCTTACCGGCTCTCAACTCATCCTCGTCGATTCTGAGTTTAAGCATGAGCGGCAGATACTTTTCTCCGTTCTTCCCGTGGTAAAAAGCGGTCTTGTCGATCTTGCTTAATTTAATGCTGATGCTGATGTCTTTTTTCATGTTGTTATGGGGTTGGGGTGAATGTTGAATGGTGAATGGCGGGACGATGTGGCCACATCTTTTCGGCGTCCAGGTTTCCAAGGTTGCGGGGTGACTTCGTGCTTCTCCACCATCCCCTCCCGACCTCGATGTGCTGGCGGCTGGAAAATCCTACCCAAACCAGTCATCCGTGTCGCGACGCCGCCGCCATTCACCAAAGGTTTTTAGTGCAGCGTCGGGACATCATCCTCGAAGTCGAAGTATTCGGAGATCTCCTGCATGATTGCATTGTGAACAGCGCCTTGGATCTGGATTTGATCCGGATCTTCGTCGTGCTTGTAGGCTCGATGCCATCCGTATTTGATTCCGTTCTCGACGGCTTCGCTGAGGACTCGGTATGTTTTCGGTTTCATGTGTTATGGGGTTGGGATTGCTGAGATGAGAATCTTGATACCGGGCTGATCGCCCCAGTATTTCGCGACTCGGAGGTCAGCGACCTGTCCGTCATCGGCGTAAAAGTTGGCCTTGGTGAGAACATCGCCGACGAGTTTGACGAGGTTGTCGGCATCGGGGCGCTTGTCGTTCGGGATCTTGCCCCATTCCTTCCGGCGTTTTCCTTCGGTCTTGCGCCAGGGGAATGTAAAATCGACTTGCAGCAGGATCGGGCCGTCGAGAGGCTCGGTTGGTGCGTTCGGTTTGATGAGTGTCATGAGATCGGCCTCGGCCTTGGCGTGTTCCTTCTTCGGGAAAAACCTCGGCTTGCCTCCGACCATGACTAATCGCTTGGTCTGACTGGTCGCTGTCGGCGGAATCATTGGGAGGAAGAATTCGATCATTTGTTGAGTTTGTTGCGTATCCAGTTCACGGCGGCGTAATACGCGATGATGAGGCCGAGGGTGATGCTCTTGGGTGTGCGTTTAGGTTTCATCGTTGAGCATCTTGATGTGGGTGATTGCCTCGCTGATTTTTTGCAGGTCGAATGACCTGCAGGATCGGATGGTGTTCGGGGAGAATTGCCGTCCTTCGTCGGTCTCCTCGACGATCTCCAGCAGGGTGATGATCGTGTCGGTGTGTCGCCGGTATTGTTCGAGCTTGGCTTTTAGTTCCCGGCACACGCTCGACACCCGGCAGGCGTAGGTGATGCAGTTGTTGCGTTCCTCATAGACGCGCGAAACGGCCTCGTCATAGACCGATGAGTCGTTGTCGTGGTCCGGCGACTCGTAGGGATTGTCGTCGTGCGGCCACTTCGACTTCCGGCGGTATAAACCGTTTCGCACATACTGCTCTTGAAAGTTGGCGAGGTAGATCGTCTCCCACTTGTCGTTTCCCACATAAACCTCGTCACCGTCTTGCAGGCGCTCGCCGCTACGCAGCATGCGGCCATACTCAGGCTTCCACTCAATGCCCTTCGGGTGCCATTCTTCCGGTTCGGTGGTTTCCTTTTTGCGAAACGCTGCCTCATAGTTGTCGCGGTAGGCATCGCCGTCCACCGGCCTCGGGGTGTCTCCTTTACCTGCGCTCACTGCGGGCCTCCTTTCACTTCCTCGACCGCTTTGCGTAGCGCGGCGATGTAAACTCCGGTGTGTTCCACCTGTTTCCAGAATGGCGTTTCCCAGCGATCGACCACGGCAAGCGCAGCGTCTGTTAGTCTCCCCAGCTTTTCCATGGCCTCAATCGCTTCGTCGATGGCTTCTCCTATTCCCCACGGATCGGGTTGTTCCATTGCGTCGTCACCCTTGCGCCATAAGTTGAAATCACGCAGGGTTTGGATGGTTTTTTGAATGTCACTCATCGCTCCCTCCTTCCACGGCGGCGAGGTGGGGTACCTACTTTCGGAGAACCATCCTCAGTTTCGTCTTTAATGGGTTGCTTGTCATCGCTCCCTCCTTTCCATGCGGCGAGGGCTTCGAGTGCTTCATCACGCTCTTCTCTCGTCTTTCTCCAAGTTGCAATAGCTTCGTTTGCAAGTGCGCGCTCGCGTTCCACCTCTCGTTCCAGCTTGTTCAATAGCTCACATAATCCTTCAGCCTCGGCCTTGGTGTTGATGTGAAATCCATCATTCCATCCCCGCTCGGTTTTGAGGCGAAGTCTCCACATGTGATAGTATCCAACATCACAGAATGTTTCCCATTGGTCGCTCATGGCTCCCTCCCATCTACCGCCAGCGCGAGGTCGTGTCTGGTTTCTGGTTCAATCTCGCCGCCTAGATCATACTGAGTAAGAGCCGCATCGATCAGTTTGAGCAGTTTGTTGGCTTTGACGATCAGCGACGACTCTCTGTCCTGTGATGCTCGCAGGAGCTTGCAGAGCGTAGTGACGCGCAGGTGCTCGGAGGCTTTCGCCTCGCAGGTGCCGCACTCGTAGTCGTGCTCCTCGGGCATCGGCCGCAGGCAGGTCGGGCATTCCCATGCCTCTTCGAGGTCTTCGGGGTCTGGGTAGTGCATGTTCATGTTGATTTTTTCGTTAGCTTGTGCAAAACCTCCGAGCGGATCGGCGCGTACTTGGTGACAAACTCATCGAGCGCCTCAGCTACCTTGTCGGTGTACTCATCCCACTTTTGGCAATGAACGAATGGCTCGGTGCCTTCGTTGAAACTGACGAACCACCACTCCCGCAGGCCGGTCACGACCATCGAGCCATGCACCTGGGCGCGGTACTGCTCAGGCACGCCGCCTTCGTAATGGTAAAGCGCGTGGTTTTCGATCAGCGGACACTTGATTTCGAGGCCGCAGACTGGTTTGTCTTTCTTGTAGATCAGTGCATCGGGCGAGCATCCAAGCACCGGGTTGTCGTCTTTGGTCACAAAGCCAACGGTTCGGACATCGAGGCCCGACCACTCGGCAAACCAATCACGCGCGACCGGCTCCATCTCATGGCCGCGATCGGTGTGAATGTTGCCGAGGAAAGCTGGGATCTCATTGGGTTTCACGCATTCGCCAGCGAGGCGGATGGCGAGCTTTTCCCATTGGCTTGAGAGCTTGCCGGTCGGAGTGATGACCTTGGCCATCTGTGATGCGGTGAGCCTGCCTTTGCGGGCGCGGAACCAGTCCTCGCTCCCCTGCTCCATTTCGGGCCAGATAGTCATCGTGAACCTCCTTCGTATGGTTTGATCAGTCCTGCTTCGATCGCGGCGTTGTAGACCGCGCGGAGCTGCTTCTCCGGCAGCGCCATCAAGTCGGTCAGAATGATGTCGGTCTCCCGCTCCCGCTTGATAAGGATAACGCCGGTGCCATCACGATGAGTCAAAGTCTCGGTGGTGTAGCCACGGTATTTCGCCGCTGAGACGGCGTTGTCGATCAAGTCGCATGAGAGCGAATAGACACCGCGCATGCCGCTGAGGTGAAAGAACCTATCCCAGTCGATGCCGGTGCGCGTGAGCGTCCGTTTCGATGTTGCGGCGTTCACATGACCTCCTTCCATGCTTGGTTGATCGCGTTGGAAAGCACCTGTGCCTTTGCGATGTTCTGCTGGTAGAGCAGTGCCTCTTTCTTGGCCTTGAGTGATGCCAAGGCCATTTTGAATGCGTCCTTAAAGATCCGCCACTCGGCATCGATCGCCTCGCGCTGTACGGGTTCGTGGCTCATGCTTCGCCTCCTTTCTCATCGCCCCAGTCGGCCTCGGGCATGTCGGCGAGATCGAGCGTCGGCTCATCCGCCGGTTCAGCTTCGACCACCTCGGGCTTTGCTTTGGCTTCGGCCTTCTTCGCCGGTTCGGCCTTGGCGAACGGATCGATGATGCCGGTGATTGTTGCAGGCTTCGGGGTGACATTGCGGGTGCCAGCGATGTCGGTCGCCTCATCCTCGTCGAAGATCCCGCCGATGCCGAATGCCACGCGGATTGCTTGGATCATGACCTTGTTGCGGATCATCCGGCGCGGCATCTGATTCCATGGATCGGTGTTGCGGCGGCATTCCTCAAAGTACTCGGTGACCTTCACCGGGTGAGCGCGGTTCTTGAGGTAGATTTCGCAGGTAGCATGGGTTGGTGTTTTGCCGTCACCGAAGACTTCGACGCTCATGCCGTCGTAATTGTCCTGGCGGTTGGCAATCTTCAGCCAGCCATCAACGCCGACCATCGGCACGATGCCTCCGCCCTTTTTCGGGAATGCGTACATTTCCTTGAGCAGCGGGTTGAGCTGATAGGTGTTTGCGGTGACGACAAGCGCGAGCATTTCTTCGTCGGTCGCGCCTTTGAAGACGGTGCTCTTGAGGGTCTGGTGCAGCTTTGCCGGGTCGACATTGCAGCGGGAGGCCATGAGTTGCATCGCCGATGGCTTCGGCGCGTGGGTGGTGGTGGTAGCAATTTCAGTTGTCATATTTTTGGGGTGTTAGAGATTCGGCAGCTCCGGTTGATCGGGATCGGGCAGCTTGGATGTGATGGTGCTTTGATAGGTGGCGGAGAAGCGCACGGTCGTCTCGATCGTCGCGGCTTCGAGATCGACGGCGGCGGAAATCGCGAGCTTCAGCGGCGGGAATTTCTTCTCGTTCGCGTTGCTCTCTTCGATGTTCTCATGCCAGGCGCGGAGGATGTCGGCGGAGCGCTCCTGCATGGCTTCGCGGGCTTGGGTGACGATGGTCTCGATGAACGATTCCATCCGGTCATTGGATATAGTGTTGATTTCGGGCATGGTTGTTCGGGTGTTAAGAAATAAGCCTGTGCGCCATTTGGCGGATTTGGATCGAGCGGCGCTTCATGGCATCGCATTGCGAATCGAGGCGCTGATAGACCTCGCGGCACTCGTCGAAGGTGCAGTGGTTGATGTGGCGGTAGCCGGGACAGCCGGGGCCGCTGATGATGATACCCTCCGAGTGCTGCGCCAGTGATCGGATCTTGCGCTCGTTGAAGCCGAGACTCGCGGCGATCTGCTTGGCGTTCACCCAGCCTTTAGCCGAGGCCCAGAGCAGGAAGTCGATCAACTGATCAACCTCCGCCGCCGCCGGCGCTGGCATCCGCTTCGCTTCAAAATCAAAGTCACATTGGGTGGCGGTCATTTTTTGGGGTGGGTTGGATGTTCAGCTTCCGGCGGTTGGCCTCGTGTTCGAGCACGGCGAGGCGCTTCTTGCCCCAGCTGCCGAGGTAGTCAGAGCGGCTGTGGCGCAGGTTCTTGATTGCCTCGATGAGCGTGTGGTCGTCGTAGGTGGTAGGGTCGAATCCGGTCATGGGGTTACTTGGTGATGGATACGCGCTTTGCCGTGGTGGCGGCCTCGTATGGGGTTTCCTCCAGTGCGAAAGCGGCCCTTGTGAGTTGGAATATGCTCTTCGCTGTTTTCATCGCGGCCTCGCGTGATGCAGCGGAAACCACACAGAGAAAGTCGCGTCCGGGGGCGGTGAAGATTCTGTATCGTTGCGTCTTCATGCGTTGAGCTTCTGGTGTGCGGCCTCGGTGATCAGCACGCCGTTGCCGGTTGCTGGGGCGAACTTCTCGACTTGGTGTTCGAGCATCTGGAGCGCGAGCACCTCACGCGCTGAATGCGGCATGACGAGGTGCATGGTCCCGGCGATTTGCCGTGTGGTGACGCTATCTGTGATTTGCGTCCGGCTCGCGACGATGACCGTCGGGTTTTTGATGCGTTGGGTGATGTGGAAGATCATGGTTGTAGCTATGGTTTGAGATTCACAGGCGCGGCCGGATCGCGCGGCGGGCTTCGACGAACTCTTCTTCGACGCCGATGCGGTAGGAGCGCATGGCATTGGTCGCGGTTGCGAAGGCGGCGATGAGCCCTGCGCCGGTTGCGGCGATGAGGAGCAAGATCCAGATCGAGCTCGCGCCTTGCTGGTTGCTGATGATGGCGCCGGGTATCCAGCAAGCGGCGGCAACGGCGGCCATGAACAAGGCGGCGGATTGGAAGGCGCATGATCGCGCTTGGTTGTAGTATCGTTCGGAGCGTTTCATTTTTGGATTGGGTTGTGGTTAGTAGGTGAGAGCAGTTGGAGATGGCGGCGCGGTGCGTGCGTCCTTGAGCTGAATGAGCACCTTCGCGAGGTCGTAGCGAACAAGGCTGTCGATGCGGAACTCGGGGCTGATGACTCCCTTGGATTCGAGATTGCGGACAGTCGGTGCAGAGACACCGAGCTCCTTGGCCAAGGCAGCGGCAGTGATGAGGCGAGGCTTGGTTTTCACGCCGCACCTCCTTCGAGTTGCGCCTTAGCGGCGGCGGTGAGGATTTCGCGGATGGACTGCTGAACGGTCAGCCCGGTGGCCGAATACGCGATGATGTAGTCCTTGGTTTGCTCTGGAAGATCCTTGAGCGCGATTTGCGGAAGAGTGCTTGTTTCAAGCGGTTTTGAAAGCGTGTCTGCGTTCATGTCGGCCCCTTTTTATGGGAAATTCCCATAAGGTCAATAGGAAAATAACATGATCGCGTAATTTTTATGGGAAAGTCCCATTTTTAGGGTACATTCGCCCCATGATTCCGTTCGACGAAATAGACCAGCGCCTTGAAAAACTAGGGCGAAACCGAAAGTGGCTTGTCGAAGCCACCGGTAGATCCGATCACGCTATCCGCTCGGCATTGGCTCCCAATGCTACCTCGAAGTCCCGCAGCGCCCTGCTGCAAAAGGCTTTGACCGACGCCATTGAGCGCGAGGAATCCGAGCAGGCAAAGAAGCCGGAACTCACAAAGTCGATCTCGCTTGAACCTTCGATTGAGGAATACCGGTTCTGGTCGGAGGCTTTCAAATCGAGCCCGTACTCGACCATTGAGGAATGGGCGGTCGCTGCGCTGAATGGATCATCCGGTGCGCTGCATGTCCTCCCGACATCCATGGTCGCCGAAGAGCCTGCCGAGTATGGAGCAAAGAGAAGGCCGAAGTGATCGCCATGTATCCAGCGCGGAGGTATGCGAGCTGGGCGTCAATCGTCCACACTTTTACCGCATCGGTAATGCTCGCCGGACCATTTTCCTGACGCTACGAAAATGGTTTTTTGCGCGTATGGTCCCTGAAGGGTCCATTTTTAAGACAAGGCCCGCAATCCTAGATGAATAGCGGGTCCGCCTGTTCTTCGTAATGAGCAGGTCGTCGGTTCAAATCCGACCAGCGGCTCCATTTTACTAGGGTTTTTGAGGGTAAAAAGGGAAAAAGAAGAAACTTGAGAAAGCACGAAAGGGCCATAAGGTGCAGGCAAGATGCCGCGCGTAGCTGAGATCAAACCGTTCAAGACGCCTCAAGGATGGCGGGTAAATATCCCGAAGAGCATGGCCGCCGATGGAAAGCGGCATAAAAAATACTTCCGCACGGAATCCGAGGCGAATCGATACGCGGGCAAGCTGAGGTCGCAATACGCCTCGGGTGTCCGGGGATCGGCGCTACCTCTTGCGATCGCTTTGCAGGCGACTGAGGCCATCAGCATCCTCGAAGGTACCGGCGTTGGACTGGTCGAGGCGGCGAAGATCGTGGCGAAGCAAATGGCGACCTCAGGCGCGCAGGAAACATTCAGCGAGCGGTACGATCGCGCCATGCTCGATGGCGAAGGCAGGTGGTCGAAACGCTACCGGCAGGACATGGATCGTATGCTGCGGTGGTTACCAAAAGGTTTTTTGGCAAAGCCCTGCGGGGTGATCGACCGGGGTGTCATTGAAAAAGCCCTGGTCGAAGATCGGAAACTCTCCCGTGCGACGATCGACATGCGGACGACGCGCATCCTCGCCATCCTTCACTACCGCGAGCGGCACCGGAAAAGCTCGGAGATCAAGATCCTCACGCTGGCTGAGGTGGAGAAGGTGCTCGGGCATTGCCAGACGGTCGAGGAGCGGCGTGTGGTGGCTCTCCTCGCCTTTGCGGGCATCCGACCGGATGCTGAGTCGGGAGAGATCGCGCGGCTCGACTGGGAGGCTGTGGGAGCGAAGGAAATCTACATTGCGCCCACGACATCGAAGACCGGATCGGACCGGCATATTGAAATCACGCCGAGGCTGCGGGCGGAGATCGACGGCCACCCTGCCAGCGGGCCGGTGCTACCTGCGGGTTGGCGGCGAGCTTGGCAGCGGATCAGGAAGGCGGCGGGCATTGCCGGCGAGCAGGACATTCTCCGGCATTCGTTTGCCTCGCATTATCTCGCGGCGAGCGATGAAGCGCGGGCAAAGGCAGCGATGGGTCACACGGCAGGCAGCTCGACGCTCTTCCGGCACTACCGGCGGGCGGTGACGCAGACCGATGGGTTGGCTTACTTCGGCATGTGCCAGGATAAGTAGCAACGGACGAAAAGCGGGTGAATCTGAGTAATAGGTCAAGGACAGCTTGACCTGTGGCGCTTATCTCAACGCTTGGAGTAAAGGTTAGCGACCTTACCGTTAATGCGAGTTTTTCGCGCAATCAAGGCACCTTGACTGACCATTCTTTTGATCCGATAGGCTGCCGTTGCAAATGTGATGGTCGGCTCTTTTTTGAGCGCCTGCTCAAAGAACTCATTCGATGAGAACTCATCCGCGCGCTGCGGCTCATCGACGAGTTGCGAAAGCGCGAACTCCAATGAGTTAAGATTTCCGATCTTTTTTGCCATGTCGTTTTGATGTGTTACAATTTCCGGCTTATTTTGCCGTGTACACTCTGGGGTGGACGATCGGCAGCTCGCCCTTCTCGACCGATCGCCAATCGAGGATAATGGCGGATGGCTGCGGGATCGCGGCAGGGACGACCTTGCGCCCGAAGCGGGTGATCCCCTGCCATGCGCCGGTCACGATGCTCATCGAGTTGCCGTCAGACCACACGCCATGCCGATGGCGGTGCGCCCGGCAGATCACCTTCGGGATCGGTCTACCCATCCGCGCCGCCTCATGGATCTCGACTCCGAGGTTGATGGAATGCTGTGCCGCTTCGAGGTAGGGGCGCGAGGTGGTGCCGATGTGGTGGGCGAAACTGCAAAGGCATCCATTCACATCGAGGTCGAGGCGATCCCAAGCGTATTGGCCGGTCTGCGGATCGCGGGTGCCGCCTAGTGCCGAGCCGATGCGGATCTCGTCATTGCGAGTATGGCATTCTGTGCCTTTCACCACATGCAGGCGGGCTGCTTTGTCTGCTAGCGGTGCAAGCACATCGAGCACGGCGGTTGTCTGGTCGCCGACATCAGCGCTCATGACCTGCAGGGATTTGTGGTGGATGCCTTCCACAAGATCGCCATTGAGCACGAGCTCGAAGTCGTCCTTGCCGATGGTGGTCTTTGCCCAGCCCAGCATGTCTTGCCAGCATGCCCAGAGCCATTCTTGGAATTTGTTCTGCCCGATCGGGAATCCTTCGTTGGCGACGAATCCCTCGGGCCAGAGTCCGACGGTGCTGCCGATGTGGAGGTCGGAAAGTAGAAGGATGACTTTGGACTTGGCTTTCATTTTTTGCGCTTGGTGGTGAGGGCGTCGTAGCTCGGCCAGAAGATGGTATCCATCGCCCTCACGATCGCTTCCTCGGGGAGCTTGTCGATGTAGGCGATGCCGGAGAGTGAGAGAGCGGCGTGAAGCATTTCGTGGCGGAGGGTTTGTTGCATCACATGTGGTGGCCCTGGGCGGATCGCGATGCGTAAAAGGTCGGGGTCGTAGTGTCCGAAGTCTGGGATAGAGTCATCGACTGCGACCTCGATCGTGTGTCCTGCCATGCGGATGCTTTTGGGCAGCGTCATTCGATGAAGGGTGGCGCGTCAAACAATCGGGCCGTCGCAGAGGATGTACTCGAAACCCTTTTGGTTCGCCTTCTTCATCTCCGCGCGCGCGAGCAGATAGAACGCATTCCATTGCGCGGGCGGGATGGTCTGACATCCGAGAGAACTTGTCGTGGTGTGGCCGCCGCGATGGATGTTGATCGCGATGCCTTGCTTGATGCCGTCCATGCCGTCGCGCATGACCGGCAGGGCTTCGCCTTTGGTGTTCGGGCGAAACGCGGGATATCCTCCACCGGGGCGCGTGATGCCGTGGTTGCCGGGCTTGTACGGGTGGACGCCTGAGATCAGCGAGGCGATGCCAGGGCGATGACGGCTCGGGTCGGTGTTGGCATTGAAGGCGGCGAAGGTTTCGGGGCCGACGACGAAGATGGCATCGTCGTAGATGCCGCGGTCGTTCTTGCCTTTCGCGCCCATGGTTTCGCGGTAGTAGCCGCGAATGCCGACCACGAACATCGGCGGCAGCAGTTCGTCGGGGTAGGCTTTGCACCACACCTTCACTGCGGCTGCCATGACCGCAAACTGTTTGGCTCGCGGCTTGTTCATGGGTCAGTTATTTTTCGGCGATGATCTCCAGCACGCGAAGAGCGGCTGGAGCGTCGATGGTCGCATCTTTGCTGCCATCCGGGTTGACCCGCAGGGTGCAGCTTGTCATCACGGCGACGGCTGCCCAGATGAGCAGCGAGGCGATCAAAGCCCAGATGAGGCCGACTCGGTCGGAATTGGTTTCAGAGTTCATCGCGGTAAGTTTGTTTTTCAGAGGTGTCGATGTAGCTGCGGGCGGTCGTCAGCGCGGTGCCGAGCAGGCCGAGGGCGAAGCCGATCACCTGCTTGGTGTCGGCGAAATTGATCGTCGCGAGCCCGGCAGATCCGGCGCTTACCACGGCGATCAGGACATAGAGGACGAGGCGGAGGGTGCTTTGTTCGGGTGTCATGGTTTTATCGGGTCAGGTGTTCTTTCACTTCACGCAGGATGTCAGAATTTTGCTCGATCACGCGGTGGTTTTGCGAGGTGATCTCGACGAGTTGTTGAAACTGCTTATCGCGTTCGAGATCGCGTTGCTCGAACTTGGATTCGGACTTGTCGAGTCGAGCGACGAGCCAGCGCAGGGCGAACAAGGCGGCACCAAGCGCACCGAGCGGCCCGGTGAGGATCTGCATCCATTCGGGCATTTCGAGCGACTCAGCGGTGATCGAGGCCAGCTTGCCACCTGCCACGCCAGAGAGCATGACGGTTGCGGCGGAGAGGGTGTGGGTGGTGATGGTCATGCCCAGAAAATGTTAGGTGTGGATTCGTCGGTGGGGCGTTGCTCGCCGGAGGCAGATGACCACGCGATGAACTGCTCGCCGCCTGCGGGAATCGGGATGCCAACGAGATCACGGAAGAGAACCCACCAGTCCGAGCCTTGATGCTCACCGATGATGTGGAGTGCGTATTCATGGGACGCGAGGGCGATTTGCTCGTTGCCTTCGTCGTCGATTACAGCAAATCCGTTGGCTAGTCCGAACTGGACTGCGGTGGCGCGTGATGGGAATTTTAAGAGGTAGTCGGTCATACTGTAAGGGCTTGGAGTTTTGCGTCTGGGAGGCGTTTGCGGTAGTAGCGCAGAGAGTTAATCGTGCCTGATGCCTGAGACATAATAGTTAGCGAAATAAGATTAGAATACGGAGTGAATGTAGTGTCCAAAACTCCAAGCGTTCCATTTTTCACTATTCTTGCGTTATTCAGTTTATACGCTCCAGCAGTTCTTGATATTCTCGACTGTTCTGAGGCAACGATTGAATGTAGAGTGCCATCATTGTTTTGTAGATAGCTGGATTCCTGCGTCGATGTCTGATTATACACGCTTACCCGCATATAATTGGGCGGGTTGAATACATTCCAGTAACTGGCGGAGTAATCATTGCCAATCGAGAATAATTGGGTGCTTGATAAAAATGTCCCCTCACTTTGATTATAGAAGTTATTAAAATTACCCCCCGTAATGTTGCACACATCCGTGCCGCGAGCCAATGTGCCAGTCGTCGTCGGGATGTAGGAGGTGGGGAATGAACCGGCTTCGATCTGCGGTGTGTCGAAGCTAGCGGTTTGACCTACTGCAGTGCCGAATATAAAAAATGCAATGTTTTTGCCTCCAGTTGCGCCTGTGGGTGTGTAAATTGCCGACACCAAAAACCAACCGTCAATGTTAGGTGTCACTGTATAATTCGTAAACTCTGCTGCCCCACCACTTGCCGCCCACTGGTTTGTTGAAAGATTAAAGATTCTTGAGTATTTTGCGTCTACAAGGTCACCAAAACCACAAGATGCCACGGTTCCAGCCTTCACTCGCACCGATATCGCATATGCCACGCCAGTCGTTAGTGTCGCGCCCCTAACAATGTAAGTGCTTCCCGTCTCAGATATTGTAAGGGTAGTTGCTTGATTAGTTAGACCAATGCCAGTTATTGCAGTTTTGGTGACGCGAACGGCTGTCCAATCATTCAAATTAGTAGAGCTAAACAAATTCGTCCTCGCCTCCTCGATCAGCAAGCCACGGCACGCGAATGGAGATGTGGTATTGTGGTCGAAGCGGGGTCCGCGATAGCCGATCCGCCATGATGTGAATGTTCCCGTTCCGCTCGCGGTCGTCATGTTGCAAACCAGCGACTGCGCGGCTGCATTGTAACTGGTCACAGTCCCCGTCATGATGTTCGACCCATTCGATGCCTCGACCGCATCGCCAACGCGCCAGAGTTGATCCTGTCCGGCGGTCGCATCTAGCACGAATGTTTTGCTCGCTGCGCTGATCGAGTTCGAGGTGGTCGAGGTATCGATACCGTGGATCAGACCATCGCTGCCGATGTAGGTTGCGCCACTTCCTCGCGTAAAAGTCGGTGTCGGCCCACGACGAGCGGTCAGAGTCTTGTCGGTGGCAAAGCGCAGATCGAGTGATGGCACGTTGTCAGGGTTGACGTAATCAACGCCGCCAGCGGTCTTTCGGTAGATGTCGCCAGCAGAAATCAACGGATCGGCAATAGCCGCCTCCTCGTCGGTGTAGGTGAGCAGCTTGCCGCCGATGTATGGATACAGAGACGCTATTGGGGCTTTCAGCTCATCATTGCCGTTTAGCTTGCCGACCGCTTGAATCACTGTATCGGTTGCCGCGACCGTGCCAGCACCTGATACGTAGCCAGTCAGCAGGGCGGTAGCACCACTGCTGCCAGTCGGGCCTTGTGGGCCTTGGATACCTTGTGGGATGGTGAATGCAAGCGACTGGTTAGGCGCATCGCCGCTGATTGTAACAAATGCTTCTGATCCTGCCGCACCCGTGGTGGTGCTGGCTACTGAGAGCTGTGTCGCAGGGCCAGTCGCGCCTGTGTTGCCACGCGGAATGGTGAATGCAAGCGACTGGTTAGGCGCAGTGCCGCTGATTGCAACAGACGCGTCTGATCCCGCCGCACCTGTGGTGGTGCCGGATACCGAAAGCTGTGTTGCAGGGCCAGTCGCGCCTGTGTTGCCACGCGGAATGGTGAAGTCAAAGACAGCTGCCGAACTTGTTCCGACATTAGTCACTGATGCGCTACTCTCAGCTGCGCCGGTTGTAGTCGTGCCAACAGCGATAGTAGCTGCTGTGCCTGTATTGCCTGTGTAGCCACGCGGGATGTCGAAGTTAAAAACAGCTGCCGAATTTGTTCCGACATTAGTCACTGATGCGTTACTTCCAGCTGCGCCAGTTGTAGTCGCGCCAACAGCGATAGTAGCTGCTGTGCCTGTATTGCCTTTAGGCAAGGTCAGATGCAGCAGCTGCGACGGACTCGAACCAGTAATATTAGCCGCTGCTGGCACGCCAGTTTCGGCAGTTGTGACGTTGCCGATCGCGAGCGTGTTCGCTGGACCCGGCAGGCCTTGCTGCAGCTCAATCTCGGTGACGAGCTGGCCGCTTGGAGTTTGGACGATGTCGATTTCGTTGATGGGCATGGCTTGTCAGCGGGGGCTGTAAGGGGTGACGGTGCGATCGATTACGACCTTGATCGTTTGACTCCATTGGTCGCGGCTCTCGGGATTCGTGAAGCGGATGTCCATGACATGCGTGCCGGGCTTGAGATCGGCGGTGTCGAAGTCGATCGAGACTTTGCCCAGGACGATCGACGCGGCCATGTCGACCGGCGATGACTGACCATTGGGCATGATCGCAGCACCGACCAACCACGACGAATCGAGCGTGATCGCTGTGCCGTTTTGCTTGGCAGTCGCGAGCAAGGAAAGCCGCTCGCCTTGCGATAATGTGATGGTGCCGGGCATCAAGCCCGGCACCATGTCAAATTTACCAGACGAACTGGCGACTATCCATCAATCGGCACTTAGTCGACGCCGACGATTGTAATTTGCAAAGCCCCAGCAGCGCTTGATGTGAATGTGTAGCTCGCCTCGTTAAGACCTGGTGCAAAGAGATAGGAGCCATTTCCAAAGATGCTAAACAAGTCATCGCCGCTACCATCGACAACAAAGTTGGATTCGATTGTTTTGAACAACTGGGCGCTGATTGTCGTGAGTGTTGGGAGGGTGGTGCCTTCAAAGTCGCGGCCATCGCCATCATAGATGAGCACCCCACTCGAAAGAGTACCGGCAATCGTGTTTGCGGAAGAGGCAGCCGCAGTAATGCCAGTTGTTCCAGCGTTGATCGCGATGTTCAATGTGGCATCCGATGTTGTATAAAGCGGAACCGAAACGCCATCACTTTGCAGTATTTTGACTGGATTCCGGGTAAGAACTACCGATGTCCCCGTGCCGCTGACAGTAAACAAACCGGAAACAGCAGCATCATTGGCCAAGGCCGCGCGGAATTTTTCAGCGCAGACGGAAGCGGTGTCGCCACTAAGGAGCGGAACCGAAATCGTTTTGGGTGAACCGGTCATCCCCGCCGCAGTCACAACAAGATTAGCGTTGGATGATGCGGTTGCGGTCCCGGCTGCGGTTGCGGTTTCAACCTGCGGAGCACCAGCGACCCAAGTCGTAGAGCCAGTGGTCGAGCCTGTGAAGGGATTCAGTGCAAGCACACCATTTGCTCCTGCGAAAAACGCTTGGAGCGTGTATGCTACATCAGCGGTTGGAAAGGACAGGGTTTCGTTATTCTGACCGATTTGAACTGACCCACTCGTGTTGGTCGAAGTTGGCGAGGCCTTGGAAGACAAGCCTACTGTAGCGCGTGCGTTGGTGATATTCATTGCAATGCTGGGTTTGTGTCAAAAACTCACCACTTGCCCAGCGGGCATTTCTCCGAGGCCATGCGGAGCTTTGCCTGTGTCGAGCATCCGCACTTGCGGCAGCGTCCGGTGCCTGCCATGCCGGCAGCGTCCCAGAGATCACAAGCCTTGCAGGTATCCATGCGGCTGGCGAGCGTGTCGGGATCGGTGGAGGTGAAGCCAGATCGGGCAAATTTAACAATCGATGAGCCGAGGCTTGCCATCATTTGCCCGGTGCTCAGTTCCGGGTTGAGACAGGCAGCACATTGCCCCGGCCACGGCTTGCCGCCATGCTTGCCGATCGCGCAGGTGTATTGCCCTCGGTCTGCGGATCGGGACTGATGGGGGCAGATCATGAAATGGTAACAGCATTCCATGTTCCTGTTGGTTCGTTTTGCGGGTAGTCTGGGTATTTTCCATCTCCATATGCATAACATGGGCCGCCACCTGAGGTTAGCGAGATAGCAGAAAAACTCCATCCAATATCGCTGATTTCTAATTCAGCACCACCAGCACCGCACCCATCCGCAATGAATGGAGCACTCCAAGTGCAGCCAGTGCGAATTAAGGTGACGGTATAGTTTTCGGTTTCGTCGAGTTTCGGCCAAGTCGCGGTATACTGATCCAAAAACAAATCTTTGATTCCGCCCGAAATCAAATGGTCTTTTTCGGTTCTTACTCCGTTGCGGTAAACCGCCCACTTTTCACCCTCAAGAAAAACGCCATTGCTTGTGTCGCCGTAACTTGTGCCGCTCTTAGATAGCGTAGTGCCAAAGAAATTGATTGAGTCAGGAAGGTTCGCTGAATCGGCAGTCCATTGGTCAAATGTCGGATTGCCATTCTCATCGATTCCAACCTCGACCGGGTAAGCAGGGTAGGCAAGACATGAGGAACAGCATTCGCAACTAACCTTGGTTTCGCTGCCGACAACCGAAATGATCACCTTCTTGTTCCCCTGCTCGTCCTCGTTGTATTTGATCGTAGCCATGGATTAACAGGATTCCGTTCCGATCCATTGGATTTCACCGTCGATGCAGCCGAGCACATGCGTGCCGGATGTTGGGATTTCTGGAAGCTTCAATTTCCTTCCTTCATACATTCCTTCGGTTTTGTCCTCGATCCAACCCTCATTCGCATCCAATGCTGCATATGAGAAATTCCTCATCAAATCAAATGCAGAAATTCGGTATGGGTAACCTTTGCCATTTGGGCTTGGCGGATTTGTTACCTTTTCTTTGAAATCAATTGGAAGTTTCATTTTAACTAACTGAAATTTCTAATTCTTTAAATACTCCGAAATTTTGGCTATTGATTACTTTTATGACAGGACTTGCCCAAAGAAAACTGTATGAAATTCCTGATCCCCATCGCGTGTTGTAAAAATTAATTTTGCTGTAATATCTAGTCCTTAAATCACCATTCCAATCAATGTAATTTAGGCTTTTGTAATTAAATTCAATGGATGTGATAACTATTTCATAATTATTATCTGTGTTAATAAGATTAAACGGAACAAATAATTGATCATCTAAACCAAGATCTTCGACACTTAATGAGTCCCCATCTTTTATTGCAATAAATCCATTTATTATGTTTCGACTATAAAATAAGTTCGTTACATTGAACAGAATATCACCAATAGTCCCCCCGGACGCCATTTGTACCGTCCCAGTAAATACCTGCTTTCGTATGTTTTGCAAAGTATCCGCAGTTCTACCATAACCCGATGCAATCAATTCACTAAATCCATCACCCCTTCTGTTTTCTTGAACTTCCGGGTAAATATATAACCCATCAATTGCCGGTTCAAACCCACCGGGAAAATCTTCTTTAATTTTTAAATTAGCCCGATGTGTTGCAATGTTAGGTGTAGAGCATATAAATGTTTGATCAACGCGAATGAGGCCGCTTGGAAATGTTGAAACTGACCGACCACCTTGCGGGATCAATTCGCCTGCGTTTTTTTCATAAATGATTTGTGGCATTTGGTGATGTGGTGATTGTTAGTATCCGAGGGCTGACTGCGGGAGTTTGTTGCTGATGGCTTGAACGGTGTTCGCAATCGATTGCACCGCGCTTGCAAGTGACGCAATCGAATCCTTGCCTTGATCCTTCGGCGTGTCCTTTTTGCCTTCATTTCCCGGCTTCATTTCGTCGTTGCGTTTTTTTCCTTCATCGGCGGCCTTCTTTTCGGCCTCCTTTCTTTTCTCGTCCTCGCGCTTCTTCATGATCTCATCGCGGAGTTCTTTGTTGTTTTTGCGGAAGGTGTCGATGCCTTCGTCCTTGGCAATGTCTTTGACCGAGCGGTTGTCTTTGTCTTTGCCGACGCCGCGCATTTCTTGATCGCGCTCCTTGTTGGCGATTTTCTCGTTTTCTCGACGGGCTGCATCAAACTTTCCTTGATCGACTAGGTCGTCGATTTTCTCCTTCTTCTTCCCGCCCTTGTCGATGTCGTTCTCCTTCTCGGCCTTGTTGATGTCCTCGGTGATCTGCTGGGACATGGTGAGGGCTTCTTTGACTTTGGCTGCGGCTTGAGTCATTGCACCGGCGCCGTCTTCGAGATCGCCCTTGATGCCGGTCGTGTCGCTCTTAGCTCCACCGGTTGCTCCGGTGAGTTGCTCACGGAAGTTTTGCCCGGTCTTCTCGAGCTCGCCGAGCTTGTCTTTGACCCGTTGTGATGCTCCCTCGGCACCGAAAAAGTCGCGGGCTGAAAATTCAATATTGCCGGTGATCTTCTTCCATTCTTCGTCGATCCTGCCAGTGCCATCCTTGAGCTTTTGTCCGTACTCGTCGGAGACTGCGCCGAGGCCTTTGGACATGCGGTCAATGACGCTGCCGCTGGCGCTGTCGTAGGCATCCTTGAAGGTAAAGCTGCCGTCCTTGGTTGCAGCCGAAAGGGCGGACCCGAGCTTGCCACGGATGAAGTCGACCGGGTTCTCCATTGCGTTCTTGAAGTCGGTCGCGAAGAAATTGACGATCTTGTTGAAGGTGTTGCTGAAGAATGTGGCGATCGACTCGATGGCGCGCCCGAAGAACTCTTTGAAGTTGATGATGACCTGGCCGATGTTATCGACAAAGAACTTGAGGCCATCGGCAAAGCCTTTGATCAGCGCGCTGCCGAGTTGGCCGATGAGTAATTTCGGGAGGTCGGATGACCAAAATTCCTTTAGAAAGTTTGCGCCGTTGATGAGTGAGTTGATGTAAAGATTCCCCATCGTGGCGATGTGAGCATACAGCGCTGAGCCAAGCGCATCGACCGCCGTCATCGGTGCTTTGAATGCGCCGATCAGTAAGTCTGAAATCTTGATGATCTGCTGCCCGAGTTGAGCACCCCAGCTTGCAGCGTCCACGCCGACGAGCATGTTGGTGAACTTTTCGAGCGCAGGGGTTAGTTTTTCCGAAAGCCCAACGGCGAACTCAAGTGACTTGTTTTTGATGGCCGCGAAATTGTCGCCTATCGCGTCGAAGGCGGCGGCGCTGCGGTCCATGATGCCTGGCAAGCTGCCGAGCTGACCTTTGGCGCCGTTGATCTCAGACGAAAAGTTGGACAGCATCGGCAGCAACTGGCCGCCGGACTTGCCGAAAATCTCCATCGCTGTCGCGGCCCGAACCGTGGGATCTTGAATGCCAGCAATCTTGGTGGCAAAGACCTGCATTTGCTCAGTCGGCGTCTTGCCTTGCAAATCTTGCATCGAGATTCCAAGGCGAGCCATGACCTCTGCCTGCTTGCTCGATTCATCGCCCGCCGTGGTGATGAACTTCTGCAAGCGGTTGATGGTCGATCCGACCTTGTCGGCTCCGACGCCTGTGTTGTCGAATGCGCGCTCGAGCACCAGCAACTTGCCTGCGGTCTCGCCGGTGCGGCTGCTTAAATCATTGAGCCTGCCACCGAGCTCGAGAGCATCGCCGAAGCGATTGACCACCGCCCTCGCTGCATCCGTGGCAGCACCAATGACTTTCATGCCTGCGCCGATTGCAAGACCCGCTGCACCTCCGGCGATAGCCATTTTCTTGAATCCGCCATCGAAGCTGCCGCTGGCTTGCTGGGTGCTTTTTTCGAGATTGTTGAGACTGCCTTTGATTTTGACGATCGTCGATTCGACGCCATTGTCCTTTGCCCCGAATGTTACGGTCACATCACTCATTGCGCGTCTGCCACCTCCTTGGCGATTGATTTTTTGGCGGCAGATTCACCGCGCTTTGCTTCTTTGATTGCTCGTTGCATGGATTTGATCATCTTGTCCCGTGCGATGCGCATGGCGTCTTTTTCATCATTGGCACTCAGCAGTCGGCGAATCCACGGGGTGGTGTTAGTCATGACGAAATTGGGGTTGTCGATGTTTGCCCCGTTGTCATCGACATTCCAGTTGTTGCCACGCTGGCGTTTAGCGAAAGACGGAATGCCGCGTGCGCCGTCACCACTGAGGCCACCTATCCTGCGCGCGCATTCGGCCCAGCCGCTTTTGGTGTAGCCAATGCGCTTGATGACTTGCTGAATGTATGTAGAAAGACCGTTTTGGCTGATGTACTTTGCCCCGCGCGGCATGTATGTTCGACCCTTGTTGTCGCGATGCTTGATGTGCGTCTCCTTGTGTTGACTGTTTCCAGTGATTTGCTGGAGTTTGTCCTCGCTGGTGATCAGGCCGCAGTTGAACATGATCTTGGAGAGAATGTCGTATCTGTTATCCTTAGCGACTTTCAATAGGCGCTGTTTGATCTTGTCATCTTGAATAGCTCCGTGAATGTAGCTTTCAAAATCATCCTTAGCCTTGACCACCTTTTTCACATCTTTGGTGACGGTCTTTGAGACCTTAGCAAGCACATCTGGGCCTTTGCTGTTTTTGCTGGTCCAAGGTTGGGTTCGGTTAGCTAGTTCGACAGCACAAAGCCGAGCGTGAGCCCTTGTGATTTGAGCAAGACCTTTGCCAGTCAAAGCGCTGTACGCCTTGAGTATATCCTCAAGATTGGTGGCCTCGATGGTCATTGGCATGGCTTCAATTTGTCGAATGCTTCGTCTATTAGGGACAGCGCGTCAAAATCTGGACGATTGTTCACATAGACTCGTTCGATGCCTTTCGAGTTTAGGTCGGCGTCGATGAGCTGAAGGCCTGCGGAAAATGGCAGTTCTTCCATGATTTCTCGGAAGGCCCAGCCGGTCATGCCAGCGATGTGCTGGACATAGCTGGCAATCCAACTGGGCGAAGCTAGTTTTTTGAGCCGCTCGATCCTGTGCCGGTGCTCGGGTGCGCTGCGGTGGTCGTGGCTGCCATGTAGGTCTCGAGCGCCGCGTTCATCTCCAGGGCGATCGGCTCGAGTTGAGAATGGTGCGAGATGTTCTCATCGATCCACTCGTCGACGGCATCGAGGAACTCGCGGGGGTCATTGACCACGCTGCGGATCGTCGCTTTGTCCTCGCAGTGCAGGTAGGCGTAGGCGGCAGTCTTCTGCATCATGTCGGAGAACTCACCGTCGAAAACCTTGTTTCGTTGCAGCCATGACAGCGAAAGCGCTGTGACTGGTCGCATGGTGAATTTTGATACCTGCTTTGGGCCTTCGGTGAAGCCGATTTCGCGCAGGACTTCGTCGTCTTTTACTAATTCGTTTTTCGTATTTTTTGGCATATTTTTTGGGGTGTGGTTCAGAGAAGGGCTGCGAACTTCTTCTTCGTCTCTTCCGAGGCGGTTTCGCGGATCGCTATGCGGCGGCCATTGCGCTCGATGACGACATCGCGCGGCGTGTTGCGGATCAGATCGATGAACTCGTCGCGGTTCTGAAGGGCCGCGCGCATGTAGTTGATCGGGTGCTCGGGATCGCTCTCGGCGAAAAACTCGGCACGCTTGGTGAAGTTCTGGAAAACATCGAAGGCGCTCTCTCCGTTGTGCGGGTGTGAAGCCTTGAACCAGAAGATGGTGGTCTCGTTGCCGTCGCTGCGGACTTGTCGCGTGACGGGTGCTTCATGCGGATCAAAGCCAAGGGTGGCGAGCGTCGCAGCGAGCTTGAGGTTGCTAGTGTGGAATAGTTCTGTGTGGTCCATAATCTGTAAAAAAAATTGGCTCCCATTAGCCGGGGAGCCGTCGGCGGGTAGAGGCGCGGGGCGCTTAGTCGTCCATGGTTGCGCCGTACTGAGTGGCGCTGACCGAGATGGTCTTGAACTCACCGGCGGCAGACTTCTCCTGCACCGAGTTGACGATCACGGTGCCGTCTGCGAGGCCGTACTTGTCGATGTCGTTGGACAGCGTGAGGAGGTTGCCGACTTGCATCGAGGCGCTGCCGTTCAAGGTTCCTTCGAGGGTGATCTCGGCTTGCTTACCGGTGATGGCGACGGCGACAACTTCACCTTCCGCGTCGCGAAGCTCCGACTTGTTGGCGGTGACATTGCGCGAAAACGAGCTGAGCAAGATGCCAGTCTCGTTGGTGATGCCGAACTCCACGGAAGAGACGGACGATGCTTTGTAGATGGTGGCGGGCATAGGATTGTGGGGGTCTCCCACTGCCTGCGTGTCAAATCGCGTTGCGCGCTTAGCTCTCCACCATGCCAAGTGTGAGGTTCACTTGCGACATCCAGCGGTCATTGCTCTGCGACTCATTCCATGTGTTGATGGATGCGCCGGCGCAGTTGATGCCTTCGGGAAAAAAGCCTGCCATGGCCTCGGCGTCGTTGAGGGTGCCTCGCAGGCTCGCGACAAGGTTGCGGTGATCGGCGAGCGCATCGGCCATGACGGAGGGCGTGCTGACGATCAGCCGCACGGTGGCGATGTAGAGCGTGGGTGCCGGTGCGTTGATGTCCTCGCAGGCGACCATGATGAGCGGCGCATCGTTGGGGATTTCTTCGTCACTCTGGCCGCAATGAATGGCGATGCCTTCGAAGGCCTCGAGGTCGGCGAGCCAGTCGCGCACGGATTGCTCAATCAAAAGGTTCATAGGTTGGAAATTGAGCCAGGGTGAATCGTCACGACATGCTCGCCCGGCGTGCTGATGGCATCGCGGACCTCGGTGATGGTGTACTTGCGACCACCAAAGGTGAGTTGCTCGCCGCGTGTGGGTGCGGTGGTGAGGGTGGAACCGAGAAAACGCACGGTGTACTCACCGCCCTGGGCATTGCCGCCAAGCTCGAGCGAGAGCGATAGGCGCACGGTGGAAATCACCACCTTGATGTCGGCATTTCGGAAACGAACCGTGACGCCGTGTGCCTCGTTTTGTACTGCCGCCGATTTGAGGCGGAAGGCGTTGATCGCGGCAGGGGTCATTCTGAATGCGCGTGCATGTCAAAAGAAGAACTCCCCACCGACGCTTGGCCGATGGGGAGTTGAACGCTACCGATGAGAATCCGAACCTTAGGCGGACTTGATGATCGCCATGGTGCCGTCGGTGAGGCCTTTGGCTGCGCCGAACATAAGCTCGAGCGAAGCGTTGACCTGACGGTTGGCGGTCGAGCCCCAGACATTGTACTGCACCGAGAGACCGAGTTGGTCGAGGGTGACAACATCGCTGACTGCGAACTGAGCGCGCACTGCGTCGTCGATCGCGGGAGCGCCAGCGGCCATCACAAGGGCTTCTGGCGAGCAGCCGAAACCGATCATGTTGGTTTCACCACCGAACGAGCTGGCGTAGTGGACACCGTTGTCGAAGCCGTAAGCACCGGCGCCGAGGTTGATGGCGGTCGTGCTGGTCGGGATCAGCTGCGAGTAGATCGTCGGGGAAACGACGAGGCCTTTGCGGGCGCTCTTGCTGATCGCGGCCCAGACCTTTGGCAGATCGCCGGAGGTGGCGGTGATGCCGGTGGCAGCCTTGGTCACAGCAGCGGCACCGAAGTTGGCAACAGTCACCGGAGTGGTGGCGAGCGCCCAGATCTTATCGGCGAGTGCGTCGAGCGAGATTTGGATCAAGCGCTCAAGGCGGTGGCCGTTTGCCAACTCAGCCGCGGTGATCGCGAAAGGTTGGAAGATGTGGTCGAGAGTGACGGTGCCTTTGCCCACGGTGGCGCTGCCGCCGGGCTCAAAGTTGGTCGGGTTGACAACAGTCGCGCCGGTCGCGGAAACGATCGGGACTTGGATGGTGTCCTTGGCCTTCTTGGCATCCGACGAGAAGTCGGTGGCGAAAAGGTTAAGGGCGGCGAGACGGTTGCTGAGAACCGTCTGTGCTTGTTGCGCGATGGAATCGGCAACGAGGGAGGAGTCGAATGTGTTAGGCATTGCGGGGGTGTGTTTGGGGTTGGTTTCGTGGTTCTCTCCGGCTCACGCCTTCGAAAGGGATGCGCGGTGTTTCCAGATCGCGGCCTTGTGCGACTCGAAGAGCGCGGATGCGGCTTTGCGGTCGCCTGCCTCAACGGCGGCGAGGTACTCGGCGACTGGGTCGCTCACTTCTGGCGCGGAATTTTCGATCACCGGCACGACGCGTGCGGCGGCGAGGCCAAGCGAACGCTCGAGGCTCGCGAGTGCGCTGCGCTCTGCATCGAGCTCGGCTTTGACTGCGGTCAGATCGCTCTCGGCTTTTTCAGCGCGGGCGAGCACGGCGTTGTACTTGGCGAAGATCGCGTCGGCGTGTGGCACGGATGCGACCGGCACGGCAGGTGCAGGTGCTTCTTCTTCTTGAACTTCTTCTTCGCTGCCTTCGCTTTCGATGACTGCGTCTTCGGTGATGGCGACGGGTGCTTCTTCGGCAGCGGCAGGCTCGACGATGGCCTCATCGGCGGGGGCGATGACGACTTCCTCTTCGGAGGGTTTGACTTCTTGGTCCATATCCACGGACCGGGCTGTCAAATCGGATGGCGCGTTGCGGAACTTTCCGAGGCGCGAAAACTTGTTGGCGCTGGCAGCGAGCGCGAGTGAATCGGTGACTTCATCGACGAAGCCAGCGGCCTGCGCTTCTTCGGCAGAGAACCATGTCTCGGCATCCATCCACGCGGCGATCTGCTCTGGCTCTTGACCGCTCTTCGATGCGTAGGCGGCGATCATGCCTTCGCGGATCTTCTCGAGGAGTGCGGCTTGATCGCGCATCTCGTCGGCATCGCCCATCGCGACTCCCCACGGGTTGTGGATCATGTAGAATCCATTCGCCGCCATCTTCACCGGAGCACCGGCAAGGCTGATGACGGTGGCCATCGAGGCTGCTAGGCCTTCGATCTGGACGGTGACGCCGCCGGGGTGACGCTTGAGCGCATTGAAGATCGCGTTGCCATCGAACACTTCGCCGCCGGGGCTGTGGATCTTGAGGACGATCTCGTGATCGGCAGGGACGCGCTTGAGGTCGCCGATGAACTGCTTGGCGCTGACGCCGTAATAACCGATCTCATCAAAGATGGAGATTTCGGTTTGGCGAACTTCAGCGCGGGCAGATAGGGCATACCAGGTCTTCACGCCGCAGCGGGCGTGTCAAAATTTCAGACGGTGCCTTGGCTTGGGAAAACCTCGCCAACCTCGAGGCCGAGTTGATCGCACTTCGCTTTTCGGCGCAGGTAGGTTTGCAGGATGTCGTCCTCCTCGGCTTCGGCATCGAGGCCGTGGAGGTTGCAGTAGCGCTCCCACGACATGTAGCCCTTATCCATCAAGTCGCTGTACAGGCGGCCATCGCGTCCGTTGTCGACAGTGATTTTCTTCGGCGGGATGAACTCACACCTCCACCAATCGTCGCCGGGGTATGGTAGGCGACCGGCTTGGATTTCCTGATAGATCCAGAATTTCCAAAACGGACGGCAGAATTGGTCGACCAGCATTTGTTGCAGACGCTCGAGGAAGTTTTGCGCGACTTCGAGCAGACCGCGGAACTCGGTGCCGGATGCGCCGACAAAAATCATGAGCGCTTCGGGTGGCAGGCCGATGCCGCGCGCGACTTCTGAAATCACATAACGCACGAATGGTTCGAAGCTCTGGCCGGGATGTTCGTTTTTGAAACTCTGGATCGACTCGCCCGGCTTGAGCTTGGGGATCAAGGTGCCGTTATACAGGCGCTCGGTGCTGAGGTCTTCTCCTTCGCTGGTGGTGATTTTTGCGCCGAGGCCGATCTTGGCTGCTTCGTTGCTGGTGATCGAAAAGCCGATCTGCGCGCCTGCTTTGAATGCGCCCTTGGTGTAGGAGAGAATCTCCGAAAGGTCTTGCAGGTTGATCGCTGCGTTGTGCAGCCATGACGCGCCGCGTGGGTAGCCTGCCCGGCGGATGTGGCGAAAGTGGAGCATGTCCTGCGCTGGAACATCGGTGTACTTGCCATTCGCGCGGTCGGTAATAACGCGGTAGGATATGGGTGCGCCAAACTGATCAAGCAGCACGCCGTCGAATGAGCGGTCGGATGAGTCGGCGGTTGATCCGACTGCCTCGCCGCCGATGAAGCGGACGCGTGCGCCGCCGGTCTGGGTGGTGAGGAACTGCGCAAAGAAGTCACCATCGCAGGCGACTTGGCGGAGGATCAGCGATTGCGCGCCGTAGAAGTTGACCTGTGACGATGCGTCGAATGCCCATGCCTCAGCGCAGGCGCGATCCTCGAAAGCGCGCTCGGCAAGGCGGTTCCATTCGGCATTCGCGGTGCGGGCCTTCGGGACGATGCCGGTGCCGACGGCACGCTGGGCAAGGTGTTCGATGAGGTAGGCGGCGACGCCGACATTATTGTAAAGCCAGCGGGCTTTCTTGAGTAGCTCGAGGCGAGTCTGCGCGGGGAGCTCGCGGCGGGGTTCGACGGTGTTGAGGATGACGAGACCGCGGTTAATTGAATGCTCGGCTGCTTCAAAGGCAGCTGCCTTGGGCGTGGCGTTTTTCTTCGGGCGTCCGGCTCCGGCGCGCTTGCCGCCACGATTTGATTTTTTGATTTCGCTCACGATTGATTTCGGGGTGTCAAAATCAAAGCGGTGACGAGTAGCGCGAGCGGTCGATGATCGCGGCAAGCTGACGCTCGCGGCCTCCGTCGGTGAGTAGTTCTTCGATCGCTTGGAGTAGTAGCCACTTGGGGAAACTCACCTGCCCGGACGAGCTTGAGCCCTCGGTGCCGATGCTGGTGATGACGACTTCCTCGGTGGCGCTGGAAAAAACAGTGTCGGCCAAGGCCTCGAGCTCTTCGTTGGTCTTGGTCCGGCGGAGATAGCACTTCACGCCGCTGATTTTCATGGATTCGCTCACGCCGACGGGCGGGTGTCAAAATGGCGGGCTTGGAGGTTAGTTGGAAAAAGAGATGATTTCTTCCGCCACATTTTCCATTTTTGGCGGAACTTTTGGAAAATGGGTTTGGACCTCCTTATTTCCACCCTTGTTTTCTAGGGTTTTGACCCCTCAAAAAAACTTCATCTTTCTTTGATTTCCCTGTTGACGGAATCAAAGTGCGGATTTAGTGTCTTCCCATGCAAGTCACCATCAGCGCCGAGGATCTGTTCTCAATCGTCGAGAGCATGAGGGCAGAGCTCAGCGCCCGTCCCGCGAAAGCGCCGGTCGTGTATCCTGCCGAGATCACCAAGCCGATGCTTGCCAGTCGCTGCGATGAACATGAGGAGTTGGCGTTTCCCGTGCTCGCCACGCCGAAGCTCGACGGCATCCGCTGCTTGAAGGTTGGCGGTCGCGCTCTGACCCGTTCATTCCTCCCTATTCCCAATCGCTTTGTGCGCGAATGGATCGAGGCCAATCTGCCTGATGGCGTGGACGGCGAGTTGATGCTGCGCGGCGGCACATTCAGCGAGACGACCAGCGCGATCGGTTCCAGCGATGGCGAGCCCGATTTCGTTTTCCATGTCTTCGACTATGTGCAGACCTCGACCGGCACGCCGTACAGCGAGCGCATCAAGGCGCTGGCGGCGCTTCCAGATTCCGATCGGGTCGTGAAGGTGCTGCCTGTGGAAGTCCAAGGCACCGACGATCTCGCTGCCTATGTACAGACCTGCTTGGCCGAAGGCTATGAGGGCGTGATGGTTCGCACGCCTGATTCACCTTACAAGTGCGGGCGCTCGACCGTGAAGCAAGGATACCTTCTCAAGATCAAGCGCTTTGAGGATGCCGAGGCGGTGGTGGTCTCCACTTACGAAGGCATGACCAACCAAAACGCGGCAGTCCAAGACGCCTTTGGAAATACCAAGCGCGGACTTTCCAAGGCTGGCATGGTCGGACGCGGCGAGCTCGGTGGCTTCGTGGTTCGTAACCTCTCGACCGGCGTGAAGTTCCGGTTGGCGTACAATCACAACGCAGGCGGCATTGACCGCGTGAACCTGTGGGAAAACCGCGACAGCCTTGTCGGCAAGATCGTGAAGTTCAGCCATCAACCGAGCGGGGCAAAACAAGCTCCACGTTTTCCGGTGTTCATCGGATTCCGCGAGACCTGGGATATGAGCGCATGAAATCTATGAAAAAGAAAGAAACCAGAGGCGGCGCTCGCGAAGGTGCAGGACGACCGGCAGGAAAAACGCGCGTGACGATCGCGCTGTCGATCTCGCATGAGGCGAACGCAAAGCTTCGCAGCGTGGCCAAAAAAAAATCCGCCAGCATTTCCAGCGTGGCGGATGAGTTGTTTCGGGACTTGTAAGCGCTGCTTACCAGTTCAAGCGTTTTTCAAAATGTGCCATGCGATGTGGCAGAGTTTGAGTGCGTCCATGAAGTGATCGTCTCGGACATCTTTCCAAACATAGACTTGGCCGCTCGGAGTCTTGCGCGGGACGAGCTTTTGCCCGCTCAGTCCGGAGATAAACTCGGTGGTGACTTTCTTCGGGATCTTGAGCTCGGGCTTTTGGTCCTTGATCCGGTCGATGAAAAGCTCGGTCTTGATCGCGTGGTCAACATAGGTGTAGAGCACGACGCCGGGAAAGTTATCGATCGTAGTGCGGCTGATCCGCGTGCCGAAGGTGACATTCGCGCCTTTTGCCGGGTGGAAGAATCCGCCCGACTCTTGGCAGGTGGCATAGACGCGGAAGGTCGCAAAGCCGGAGTCGATCAGACCGCACTCGGGTTTCACGATACCGCCGCTCGGTGTAGCATAGGACCGCAGTGGTGGATCGCGGAGAAGGTCTTCGACTGATAGAGTGGTGCCGTAGTCGAGGACATAGGATGATCCATCGGCAGCGAAGGCGGTGGTGACCCAGTGCTGTTTCTCTTGCCCGACATCAGCGCAGGTGACGACATGTGCGGGTTCGTCGATCGGGCAGGTGCCGACTTCGTAGCTGCCGGCAAGGCCGAGGATCTTGGCATCGCCGATGCTGGTCTCGACCTGCTCCCACGGCAGGGCCATGGTGGAGTTCGTAAAATCTTGCAGGCCGTTGAGGGTTTCCGAGTCGCGGAGGAACTTGACCGCCAGCGCGCCGAAGGTGCAGGACCGCCATGGGGCGTAAAGTGAATTGAGGTGAAATGAGCGAAAGCCCTTTTGCGCGGATTCATTGGTGCATTGCCATTTCCCCTGCTGGATCATTTCCATTTTCTGCCCGTCGTTGATCGAGCCTTTGCAGTGCTGGCATTCGTAGCGCGCGGATTCTTCGACCTGCGACATGTTCCACTTGCCGTCGGCCTTAGCCTCGCGGTCCCACTTCACTTGCTCCCAGAGTAGCTCGATGCGTTCCGCGCAATGCGGGCATGGCAGCATGAATTTTTCCTGCGTGCCTTTGAGGTATTCCTTCCAGATCGGTCCCTCGGGCGTGGTCGGTGTCGAGGTCTTGACGCGGAGGGCGCCGACGAAACTCTTCGTTCGGTTTTCGGCAAGGTGCAGCGCGCTGGTTTCCTTGTCGGTCTCGGTGGCGAACTTGTCGACCTCATCGAGCAAGAGCAGACCGGCGGGGCGGCTGGCAAGGTTGGCCGGTGAGTTGGACCCGACGAAGACAAGCGAGGATCGGCTGAAGTGTTGCTCGAGGGTTTTGAACCGGTGGCGATCGGCAGGCTTTTGAGCTGAGAGGGTGGCGCTGTCATCGAACAGCGGCATCCATCGCGTTTCGGAAAATGATCGGGCAAGGCCTTCTGTCGGCATGACCCACACCATCGGCTGCGGCTTGTTGCAAATCCGCCACGCGGTCCCTGCTTGGATCATGGTGGTCTTGCCGGTTTGCGTTCCAAAGACGAGCACGACATCCGTCACATCGATGTCACCGAAGCACTCGAGCGGCTCGCGCAGGTAAGGCGTCATCGAGACGGAAAAAGCGCCAGGCATTTGCGTCTGACGCTCGGAGAGAATCACTTCGTCACTGCACCAATCCACCACCGACCGGCGATCGATCGGCGCATAGATCGAGCGGATGTGCTCGCGCAGGGCTTCGGCGGCGGGAGTCATAGGGTTTTGCGAATGACTTCAGTCAGAGAATCACACCACTCGGAAAGCGCGGCCTCGATGGCCTTTTGCGGTTGGCCGAACAAGCGAGGCGCGAGGCTTTTCGGCATCACTTCCAACATTTGTTTGGCGGCCACATGCGGTCGACCGGCGATCTCCTTGGCCTCGTCGAAGTAGAGCAGAATCCCCTCCGCGCGTTGCCATTCCTTGAAGTCGCGTTCGGCTTTGTGGCGGTTGTTCCTGGCGGCGATGTAAATCGAGTTCGCCTTGCGAATGTCCTCGATCGATCCGCCGTTCCGTTTGCAGAGCACAAGCTCGTTGTAGCCGACCTTCTCCGCCAACCTCGCCCGGCGAAGCGACTGGCGCGGGGTGTTGTCATCGTCGTCAGGCTCGGGTGCGTCATGCGCTTGGGCTGTGACCGGCTGGGGCTTGGCGACCGGCGGCGGGGCGTCCATCACCTTTTTGTTCTTCCGGGGCTTTGGCTTCGCGTTCACCTCACGCCACGCCTGCGCCGCATCCACCGAAGTGGTCGGCATCCCCTTCTTCACGAGCCGCGAAACGAGACCTTTGTCGATCTCGAGGGCTTTGCTCAGTTCAGTGATCCCCATGGCGAAGTCAACAAAGGCTCAAAAGTCAACACTCAGACAACTGACGAGAGTGGCCCAACACCAAATGAGCGCTCGCGCGTAGGAGACTCCCTAAATTTTTTCGAACGATCGTTTTCATTTCCCGAGAAGTTCGCGGATGCGTTTCGCTTGTTGCTCCATCGGCTCGAGAAGATCCAACGCTCGTTTGAGTCGGTCGTCATCCCATGTCTCGACCTCGCCGCTCATCTTGCGCTGCCAGAGCACGAAGGACTGATGGACGCCTTCGATGGTGACGATCGCCCTCGACTTGTCGGCAGGGTTTAGCGGCTCGGGCTTCACCGGTTCGGGTAGGCCGAGGCCAAGCTCGAGCTGCACCTCGGTCTCTGCCACATAGTCGACGCCCCATCGATCGGAGGCGAACGAGCGGGACTGGCTGAGCCACTTGGCTGCGGACTTCTTGCAGACCAGTAGGCTGCGGTGGATCTCCTCCCATTGTGACTGGGTGGTGTCGGTTGGGATGCTCAGCTCCTTGAGGCCGAGCATGTTGGTGTCGATGATGTTCATTGGTTTCTACTTTGTGGATGTGAGCCGGGCGCGGGCTGCGGCCTTGGCTTTGGTAAATGGGTCGGTTGCTTTCGCTTTGTAGGTCTCGCGGGTTGAGTTCGCTTTGCGGTACTTGGTGCAGTCGAAGTTGGAATCATTGCCGCTCAGGATGTCACGGATGCCGACGACATAGTGTGAGATCAGCGCGCGTGTGACGCCAAGCTCTCGGGCGATCTCTGCCTGGGATTTCTTGCCGTTGAGCTGATCAAGGCCGGATGCCAGGGCGAGGGCGTGAATGGTGGCTGGGAGGTTGTTGGACTGAAGTAGCAAACCGATGACTCGAGCGAGGATGAGCGACTGGTTTCGGATGACAGCATCCTCCCGCATCTTGATGATCTTGCGGGCGGTGAATAGGCTGACGCCGAGGTCATCCGCGATGATCTCCTCCTCCGTGTCGATGAGGGCGGCCATGTCGGGCGTGTAGCTCGCTTGGTTGTCGTGCAGCATTCACATCCCATTTGTGGGGTTTGTTTGTAATCCGCAAAAGGTTTCATCCTAGGATTGCATTTTCTTCTTTTTGATAGGATCGAAGAACTCGGCGAGTTCCTCCCGGCTGATGGTTGGTCTCGATGAGACCGGCATCGGGATCGTGTTCGGCGGTGGGCGTGATGCCTCTTGTTTCTTCCTCCAAGCGGAGGCGTGAGTCCAAACATCGGATGGGTTTTCGAGAAACTTTGTCCGGCTTCGAGGTTGCCATGCTGGGACACCATTCGGGATCTTGGCGTAAAGGTAATCCTTCATCGTTTGCCATTGGGCCGCTGTTAGCTCAGAAAGGCACCGTGACGCCTCCGAAAGAAGTTTTTGCTCTGTGTATGCCAAAGGCAACTCCCAGCCGCTCCTGAGCGATCTGACGCGCTTTTCAAGATCGAGCATCGATTGGGCATTTGCGGTGGGCATGTTCTCGGCATAAAAATCCTCCGCGCTCTCGCTCGCTTCGCTTTGGGGGGTAGGGGGGAGTATTCCTTTCTCTTCCTTTCCTTTCCTTTCCGTTGAAGGGGGGCTTGAAGGGAGGGTTGAAGGGGGGCTTGAACTGTCCTGTTTTTCCTTGGATTTTGCAGCGTTTTCCGCGCGCTTCTTTCCTCCCCTCGCACCGCTCTCGCGCATCTTTTGAATCTCCTCCTGCTTCTCTGCCGGGTAGGCCCAGATGGTTAGATTCTCTCCGTCGAATGACCAGAGATCACATTGGTCGTCCACCTCGGGCTTGGTGACGCCGCAGGTTTGTTGCCAGCGGCGATCCTTCCAGCTTGCGCAGTCCGGTATCACTCCTCCGTTCTCCTGCTCGGCGCAGTAGATCATGAGGTTGAGCCATGTGGCACGCTGGACAGGATCGCAGCCGACATACTCCGGCGAACGAATCACTGATGTTTGTAGGTTCAGCCAGTTCATTG